ATGTTGTAAATTTTAAATTTCCTTCTGAAAAAGAAGCACCACCTGAAAAATGATATAAAGGATTTAATGTTGCAAAATTATTTGTACAAGTATCAGTAGTTTGATCTATGCTAGTTAAATTATTTACAGTAAAGTTATTAGAGTTTCCTGATACATCTGCACCTAGACTACTTGCATTTTCAAAGTCTAAATAAAATCCATTTGTGCCAAATGTTAAACCTGATACATCTTTAGGTTTCCAAATGTTAGGGCTATCAGAATCAAACTCTCCAAATGATGTTGGGTCTAGTGCTGTGCCATCTATGAAACAAACTTCTGACATATAACCATCAGCATTATTACCACCACCCTCTGTACCTAAATAATTTACATAGCTTGTCGAATTAAAAAAACTATCATAATTTTGAGGTGGATATGATGATGTTGCAAAAGAAGTTTCTTGAACTCCATTTATATATAATTTAATTCTATTTGAAGCAGTACCTTGTGTGGTATCGTATGCTAATAAAATATGATAAAATGCTGAAATATCTGTAAATAATCTTGTAGTTTTTAAACTATATTGAACAGCAGAACTAAAATAATCATAATATTCTATTTGATCTCCGTTAAATCTAAATGTGCTATAATTACCACTCGCATCATTAGAACTTAAAATGTATTGAACAAGACCTGTGGTAGTTCTTTTAATCCAAAAACTAAAAGTCCAAGTTCTTCTATTTCCATTACTGCTTGGTGTTCTATTCAAATAATCAGTGCTTGGATTATTAAATCTTAATGAGTTAGCTACATTATATCCTGTATCTTTTATGGAATTAGTACCAAGTATAAGTGGCATTTATATCTCCTTTGGAAATTCGGCTAAAGGTCTTGTTTTTGTTCCATCTTTTTGTGTTGTGTATTCGTATAATGCTTTTAGTTCATCAACATTAGTACAAGCATCTATTTGAGTTTCCATTTCATTTGATTTTGCTCTAACATTTGCTCTATAAGTTTTTACATTTTCAGGTATTGTGTATGTATTATCATCTAGTGCTTTGTGATTGTGCCAATCTGTTTTTTCTAATAATGCTGATGCTTGTTGTTTTACAATTTTTTTTTTTTCAGTTTTTAAACCATAGTTAATTACTTGGTTGCCATCTTCATCTAATATAGGGTCGTCATTTTTATCTATTGCATTTTCATCTTCTAATCTTTTTGGTGTAGCAGTTCCCCAAGATTCTGTAACTTTACCATCTGCAAAAGTATAAGATAAATCTGTATTATTATAATATGCTGGGTCTTTGTAGTTTGTTTTATCTACTATTATTTCATAGATACCAATAGCTTCTTTTTCATTTTTAGACCATAACTCAAAAATTTTTGCTGGGTATCTTACATTTCCTATCACAACTGATTTAGGAAAATTTACATATTGTGTTATTTGATTATCTTCTACTATTGCGTACATATTTTAACTTTCACTTAAATTTAATGTTCTACCTACTTCTTGCCATACAGCACCATTATATTTAAAAACTAATATATCTGTCTTACCATCTGTTGAAGTAAATGTTGGAGCTGTGCTTCCAGCAAATTCAAATACAGTATTAAAAGCAATAGTATGAGAACCATCGTAATTAATTTCTAAACAAATAAAAGCACCCTCAACAGGATTAGTTGGAACACCAAAAGTAGTATTTTCTGTTGTTAAATGATATGCGTTTGGCTTTGCTTGTGTATCCCATGCAACTGCGTTAGATGATGATGTCAATGCTTGTTGTGGAATTAAAGCAAGATCATTAAATTTTATAGCACCTGTTCCATTTGTTGAAATATTTATATCTCCATTTGCACCATCTGTAATAGTAATATTACCTGAGTTTGAGCCACTATTTGTATCAAGAACTAAATCATAAGCACCTTTTGTAGTTAAAGTTGCTGATGCACCACCACTTCCAATTACTACTTCTCCTGAACCTTTGGGTTTTATGTGTAAATCAACATTTGTTTCTCCACTTGAACCTATAATAGGTGGATTTCCTGTTGCTCCATTTGTAATTTCTAATTCATTTACTGCTGATGATGTTGTTTTAAATATAACTTGTTCATTACCATTTTCATCTGCAATAAAATGGGCATCGTCTATTTTAATGTTAAAAGAGTTGGTATCTAAATCTGCACCTAATTGTGGAGATGAGTCATTTACTAAATCTGAAGCAACTGCACTATCAATAAAGTTTATTGTGTTTGCCGATGTATTTACTGTTGCAAATGAAATATCATCTGAGCCATCAAAAAATTTAATTTCTAAACTATTTGACCCAGAGTTAGTAGTGTCGAGCCACAGAGTACCAGCAACAGCACCACTTGGTCTGTTTGTTCCTGAGTGCATAGAGTTAATCGCTGAAAGCGAGTTGTTTAAATCTGTTCTAAAATCAGGAAAACTCTGATTTGCAATATTCATGTCATGTTGTGCCATTATTTCTTATACTCCTTTTAAAAGCCCTTTGCAATAAAATCAAATTGACGTGAAATATTTGAGCCACTTGAATTTTTAAATAAAACGTCAAAACTATTAACAGTTTTGTTTGAAACTGTAAAGAAATCTCCTGAATTTGCATCTTCCATTGTAATACCAACAGCATAAGATGTAGTTTTAAATGGATTAGTAAATGAAACTGTTTTTGTACCTACACCTGAAGATATATCATTACCACTAAATATTCTATCAGGCATATCAACTGTTATTGTGACTTCTGAAATTACAGGTGTTGAAGCTAAATCTGTTGAAGTCATCACAATTCTAAATTTTAAAAACCTTGCTGTATAATTTCCAATAACAAAATTTTGAAAAGATGTAAATGTTGAATTGTCATCGCTAGTTGCAATCTCTAAATGTGCATCACAATTAGCTGGTGTATCTCCATCAAAATTAGATTTAGCATCATCAAAATTTCCTGACTTGTTATCAAACAAATCATCAGGATTTCTAGCAGATTGTGTTAATGAAGCTGTAACTCTTACTGTATGTTTTGCTCCAATATCAATAACATTAGCAAACTCATAATTACCTGATGCCAAAAAGTCCGAATTGGCTACACCTGAGTCGAAAAATCTTGTAGTGTTTGCATCAAACAAACCTGAAGCAGAGTCAAACAATTCACTAGAATTTAATATAAGTGCATTGTCAGATATTGAAACATTTGTTTTTGTTCCAGCAAATGATGGATGTTCACTTACAGTTGTAATAGAATTAAAGTTTTGTGCATTAACTACATTTGAGACAACGGCTGTTGCATTAGAACTAAAATTTCCAAGTTTATCTACTGCTTTGATAAGATATGTTCCAGCCCTTGCTGGAACTGTGACAGATGTTGCTGGTCTTGATACTTTAGTGACTAAATTTACAGAATTTAACCATTCTCCTGTGCCATCTGTTTTATCAGAAAATCTTATTTGATAAAAAGCTAAATCAAGATCGCCAATGGCTGTCCAAGATAAATGTGCATCTTGACCTGTAATATTACACGACAAATCTTCAACATCTGAGGGTGGCAAAATTGCTCCTACAATTTGTCTTTGTGCAGAAACATAACTTGACGAAACTCCGAGAGTAGATACTGCTTTTACCCTAACGTCATAAGTTTCTTGATCTATAACATTTAATACTCTGTGATTAAGACCTGAACCTTGTGCATATATAATAAAATCTGAATCTGAATTTAATTTATACTCTACTTGATAAAAATCTATAAATGAATCAGGAGAAGCACCAACACTTATATCTAAAGCTACAATTACAGTCCCATCGTTATATTCAATTAATTGGTCAGATAAAGTCACACTTGCTGGTGCTTGAACTATAAATGGATTTGGTAAATTAGTTGATGGTGTACTAGCAACTTGTCCTTTGGTTGCAAATGTATAATGAGATGCTTGGTATTCTACAAGGTTTAAATCAATAGTATAATCTTCTTTAAATGTCATAGATAAAACTCTAAATGATTTACTTGAAAAACCTAAACTAGATAAAGTGACATTTACAATATCTCCTATGTGTAATTCATAAGCTTTAAATCCACAATTTATACTAAGACCAATAGCTTCTCTACTACGTCTTAAAATTATCTCTGCCATTTCTTCTGCTTGATATGGAGATGTAATAGTTCTAAAATCAAATCTTCCCTCTAATAATAATCCACCATCTGCTGTTTTCATTGTTGCGTGTTGATCTGCACTTGCTAATCCTGAATCATCAATAGGTGGAAATTGTATTTCATCCACTTGATAGTTTCTGTCAGGGTTTATAAAAGAAGCAATAACTCTGTTATATTTAGAATTTTTTGTAGGAGAAGCTAAAGCATAACCACCAATAATATCATCTTCTGTCAATGATACTGAAGCTGAACCTGTTGTTTCAATAACTAATTTATATTTACCTTGAACATAAGGAAGATAACCTCTCATTCCTTTTACAATATCTCTTACATTATCTATAACTTTTTTAGATGTATCTACAACAGCATTACAATCAAATAAATTTATATCGCTACCACCTGAAAATGGTGTGACTTGTGTGACGCAAACTTGTGAAGCATCATAAAAACTTTGTAAATCTAAACTTGATGTAGCAATACCTTTTCCATATCTTTCGTTTCTTAAATAATCTAACAAACAAAAAGCTGGATTTGTAGAAAAGGATGCTGTTTGCTCTGATAAGTCAGATGCTAATGTGACAATCTTTTTACCTTTTACTTTTGCTTGTACTGTTGGTATTCCACCAAATACATCTTGATTCCATTTAAACCTTAAAGCTAAATAACAAATACCTCTTAATCTGTGATTACTTCCCCATGATGATAAAGGTGTTAAAACACTTGATGCTACTTGGTCATCTTTTCCCATAAAGGCTTGTATTTGAATATGACTTGTAGAGTTTTTAAAAAAATTACTATCACTACTTGCTACTTCTCTTACTGTGCCATGAGTTAATGCACCATCAAATGTGACTACTTTGTCATCTACTCTTATTTGTTCTATTGAATTTACCTCTCCCTCTGAAAGAACTAAAGCAACATATAAGTAAGTATTATCTGTTCCTGAAGTTTCAATAAACACTCTTGTACCACCAACAAGTCTTTCTCCATAAATTACAGGAACACAAGCATTGTTAGATTGTTTGTTTACTAAAATACCTCTTTCAGTTTCTTCAAAATCGTTTGTTCCAAAATCAGGTACATCAGGTTTCATTGATCTTGTAAAAAGCCAACCAATAGCCATCACACCTAATGCAACAAATGGATTAAAGCCACCACTAAACATATTAAATGCTGATACAACAGGCTGAATTATTTTTTTTACCGAGCCACCCATTAGTTATGAAACTCCCTTTTATATTTTTTTGCAACTCTATATACTTTATCGTTTTTATCTAAACGCAACCAAGATATAGATTCATTTGTTTTTAATAATTTTTTAAAATAGTTATACACCCATGACATGACCTCTTTACTCTTTCTGAATATAACAATATCATATAACCACAAATAATCTCCACTTTTCCATTCATTTTTATAAATTGTGGATGTTTCAATATATGACTTTTCTATTTCTTTACTTAGATAAGCCCAATTTACAAAACCAAATATTCCTTGTTCATCCTTAAATACTTTGTACTGATTGAGATTTATTGATGGTAAAATATGATAGTATAACTCAGGATAGGTATTTTTTTTATATTTATTAAACTTATAGTACAAGTTAATAATCTCATCAAAAGTTGTCATTCTCTACCCCATTTAATATCTAAAACTGTTTCGCTGGAATAATCCATACCAACATCTGTGCTAAAAAATCTTTGCTGAGAAGCATTGTTGGTTTTTCTACCTGACTTTTTATCAAAGTCTGCCCAATGTGATACGATAATTAATTTAACATTTGATTGAGTTTCTGTTTCAGCTATTTCAAATGTATCTATATTTCCTGAATATAATAATATTGGGTCAGCTATAATTGAATTGCTAGAATCTAATAATCCTCTGTATATTTCAACAGAATCATTTACGACATTTTCATTTAATACAGTAGATATAAATGTTTGGTCTGCACCTGATAAAGATAAACTTAGTGTAGTTTTTGAAATATCTGTTTGTTCTTCAAATGATGAGCCACCTACTAAAAATGCAGAAGCTGTGTATGTTCTACTTGTACCTGATATTGAAGAAGTTAAATCAAAGCTATTATCAGTTAAATATACAGGTGTTGAAAATCCTATCTCAATAAGATGTATTGGTCTAATCTGACCTGTTAATAACTCGTTTTTTACTGATGTCGTTAGTGTTCGTGCCATGTTCCTCGTAATATGTTCTAGTTATAGCTTCTGTACCTTTTAACATGGTAAAATTAAATTTGCTATCAGGTTTTTTGTAAGCTTTTAAATCGTTTGTTTTTTCATCAATCTCATCTTCATTAACAATAGCAGTAGCTTCAAAGTCAGCACTAATTAAGTGTGTAATTTTGTATTTTTTCATTAAAGAGTTTCTTCAACATCTAACTCAAATTGATATAAAACATTACCATCTTTATCAGCACCTACTGTACCAAATTCTTGAATATCATTTATTAAATGCACAGTAAAAGGCACATTATCATAAGTGACAGCAGAGTCATTTGTAAGTGCTGTAATAAGTGGTGGTTCTATTGTAATTGTTGCTTCGTTTGACCCATCGGCTGTTGCATCAGCAACTACCATATAAACTTTATTATGTGATGCAAATTTAACAAAGTCTCCAGCTTTCAAAGTTCCTGTCATACCATCAATATCTATTGTTGTATCTCCAACTGCGTGGACACCATTAACAAGAACAGTACCACTTACATTACCTCTAGCATCTTCTAGTTCAGGTGGGATTATTGTAAAGTTTTCTTTTCCTGATCTTTGCTTAATTATAAAAGCCATAAGTTCTCCATAAACATCTGATCTTTTGGCTGTAATAATTTGTGCAGTAAAACT